AACAAGGAGTAATGTCATGGAACAAAGGGAGTTTAGAACTTGAAAATGGTTCTAAAATTCTTGCGTCTTCTACTTCTGCCAGTGCGGTTCGTGGCGGTTCTTATAATATTATTTTCCTTGATGAGTTTGCTTACGTACCTAGTAACGTAGCCGAACAGTTCTTTAGTTCTGTTTATCCTACCATATCATCAGGTAAAACTACAAAAGTGATGATAGTTTCTACTCCACATGGTATGAATATGTTCTATAAACTGTGGACAGATGCAGAGGAAGAGCGTAATGAATATATTCCTATTGAGGTACATTGGAGTGAAATACCAGGCCGTGATGAAGAGTGGAAGAAACAAACTATTAAGAATACTTCGTTACAACAATTCCAAACAGAGTTTGAGTGCGAGTTTCTTGGTTCTATTAATACACTCATATCTACACAAAAACTTAAAACATTAACTTATAGAACACCTAAACAATCAAATGCAAATTTTGACGTACACATTCCACCACAAGAATCACACACATATGTAATTACTGCTGATGTTTCACGGGGAACAAAGAACGACTATTCTGCATTTATTGTAGTTGATGTTACACAGATGCCATATAGAGTAGTGGCTAAATACAGAGACAATGAAATAAAACCCCTTCTATTCCCAGCAAAAATTTATGAAGTTGCTCGTGCATATAACCAAGCCTTTGTACTTATAGAGGTAAATGATATAGGTGAACAGGTTGCAAACACCATGCAGTTTGACTTAGAGTATGATAATCTTATCATGGCATCGATGCGTGGAAGGTCAGGACAGGTACTAGGAGGAGGTTTCAGTGGGGGTAAAGCACAACTAGGTGTTAGGACAACAAAGGCTGTTAAGAAAATAGGATGTTCTAATCTTAAACAATTGATTGAGGATGATAAACTTTTAATAGAAGATTTAGAAATTATTAATGAATTATCCACATTTATAGTCAAAGGTTCGTCACATGAAGCTGATGATGGATGTAATGATGACTTAGTTGCGTGTCTTTTTATATTTGCATGGAGTGTTGATCAACAATATTTTAAAGAATTAACTGATATGGATGTTAGACAAACAATGTTGAGAGAGCAACAAGACGCATTAGAACAGGATATGGCACCTTTTGGTTTCATAGTTGATGGTTTAGAGGATGAAAACATAGGTCAAATGGTAGATGAGTACGGTACTAAATGGAGTCCTGTAGTAAGAGATTATGGTTCAGATTGGTAATATTAGATAAATTCTATTAAATCACTATCAACTTTAATCCAACAATTACTACATAATATAATACTTTTGTCTATAAGATCAAATATTTCTTTTCTACTTTTAGGATTAGTACCAACTCTTTTAGTTATCTTTCGTATTTCTGCATCATGAGGATAGAACTTTAAACACACAGTTTCACTTTCTCCACAGTGTTTACAGGACTTATCTGCTAGATTTTCATTTAATAATATGATTCTCTTACGATAGTTTCTACGAGCTACCTTTTTAATAGTGTCTTTATACTTCTCATAATGTTTATTTACCATGATATTATTTATATGTTATAACACTTATAAAAACCGTTTTTGTAAGTTTTGTTTTTTATAAATATCTTTACAAAACAAATTCCAACTCTTAAAGATAAGGAGTAAAATTAATGTCTTTTCTAGTTTCTCCTGGCGTTCAAGTCAAAGAGATCGATTTAACTAATGTAGTTCCATCAGTTGACACCACAATTGGTGCGATTGCGGGCCCTTTTGAAAAAGGCCCTGTAAGTTCTGTTACGTTAGTCGGTTCTGAAGCTGAACTCCTTAAAAATTTTGGTAAACCTAATGCAAGTAATTTTGAATTTTGGTTTACTGCTTCTAACTTTCTTAAATATAGTAACGCACTAAAAGTAGTTCGTCCAGAATCTGCTATTGTAAATGCTGGTGAAGCTTCTGGTGTTTTGGTACGAGATACAGATCATTACATCACAGATTTCTATTCTACAACAGGTGATGGTCAAAGTACTACTAATGACTGGCTTGCAAGAGATGCTGGTACTTTAGGTAACTCCATAGGTGTTGAACTCTGTCCTTCTCCAGAAGCATATGAGCAAGACTTAGGTGTTAAAAACTTGGTTAACGGTGCTGGTGCTGTCGGTGACACAACAATTACTGTTGATGATGCTGATGAATCAGGATTTGCTTTTCAAGTTGGTGACATGATTAAGTTTCACACAAACAACTCTGTTACTGCAACAAGTAATGGTGCAATTACTACAGCTTCTATTAACCTTACGGTTGATGGTAACTCTGGTACAATTGCAGTTGGTCAACGTGTTATTGGTTCTGGAATTAACGAAGTAGTTAAAGTTAAAACAGTTACCTCTCAAACTGCTCTTATTTTAGATAAACCTATTACAATTGCAAATGACATTGATATGGCATTTTCACCTTACGCATCTGTTGAAGCTGGTGATACTCAATACGAAGTTACTGCTATTAACAGTGAAGTATTAAGTATTCGTTTGAAAGATGATCCTGACTCTGGTGGATTGCAAACTATTATTCCTGACAACTCTTTTATAACTAGACGTTGGAGATTTTCTGATTTATTTGATGCTGCTCCAAGACAGTCTGAATATAATAGAGTTAATGGTCGTGGAACTGGAGATGAAGTACATATTACAGTTTTTGATACAACTGGACTTATTTCTGCACATGACATTAATGTTGCTGGACAAAGAAAAAATTCTGTTTTAGAAACTTTTTCTAATCTATCTTTAAATCCTGCAGCCAAAGGGCCTCAAGGAGATAGTATTTACTATCCAACAGTTTTATATAATCAATCTAATTTTATCTATTGGGGTGATCATATTGCTGCTGGTACTAATTGGGGTACAGATACAACTTCTGCATATACAGAAATCAGACCTATTACAACTGTTTCTTTAACAGGTGGAACAGACGATTATTCTGTTACTGCTGGAGAACTTGAACTTGCTTATGATAAGTTTGCTGATGCAGAATCAGAAGATATTAATCTCGTTCTTGGAGGGCCAAGTTCTGCTGTTACTGATACTGCAGCTGGACAAGATACACACGTAACTATGATAACTTCTCTTGTAGAAGGTCGTAAAGATTGTGTAGGTTTTGTTTCTCCTTATAAATCTGCAACGGTTGGTATTTCAAATTCAACTACAGCAACAGAAAATGTTACTGCTGCTTTTGAACTTTGCCCATCATCCTCTTATATGGTATTTGATAGTGGGTACAAATATATGTACGACAAATACAATGATACATTTCGTTTTATACCATTGAATGGAGATACTGCTGGTCTTTGTGCAAATACAGATAGTGTTGCAGACCCTTGGTTTTCTCCTGCTGGATTTAATCGTGGAAATATTCGTGGTGCAATTAAACTATCTTACAATCCAAATCAAACTGAGAGAGATCAACTATACAGAGGAAGAGTTAATCCTGTTGTCAATTTTCCAGGCCAAGGTGTGGTTCTGTTTGGTGACAAGACTGCTCTTACAAAACCAAGTGCATTTGATCGTATTAATGTACGTAGGTTGTTCTTGGTTCTTGAGAAAGCAATTTCTACTGCTGCTAAGTTTCAACTCTTTGAGTTCAATGATGAATTTACAAGAGCACAATTTAGAAATTTGGTAGAACCTTTCCTAAGAGATGTTCAAGGACGGAGAGGTATACAAGATTTCTCTGTAGTTGCTGATAGTACTAATAATACAGGTGAGGTTATAGATAGAAACGAATTTATTGGTGATATTTTTGTCAAACCAAATCGTGCTATCAATTTTATCACACTTAACTTTGTTGCAACCAGAACAGGGGTTGCCTTTAGTGAGGTAGGAGGTTAATCATGGCTAATATAGATGACTTTAAAGCAAACTTAATCGGTGGTGGTGCAAGAGCCAACCAATATAGGGTAACTATTACTCCTCCACCTGGCATTGCAATCGGACTTGATGTTCGTAGAGCTTCATTCCTAGTAAGTGGTTCTCAATTACCTGCTTCAGCTTTGGGTGAAATTCCTGTACCATTTCGTGGAAGAAACATTTATGTTTCTGGTGATCGTCCAGCTCCTGAGACTTGGACTGTTACTTTCATGAATGATACTGATTTCATGATACGAAATGCAATGGAAAGATGGCAGAATGGTATCAATGATTATGCAAATAATACTGGTGTTATTGCTCCTTCTGACTATCAGACTGATTTGACTGTAGATCAGTTAGATCGTGATGACTCAGTTCTAAAGAGTTATATATTTAGAGCTGCATATCCATTGACAGTTGGTGCGATTGAATTGTCAAACGCAGAAGCAACAGAAATTGAAACTTTTGAAGTTACTTGGAGATATCAGCACTTTGAACCTTCTGGTGTATCGTTCTAATTTACCTACTAAATAGAACGTAGGAGAAAATATATAATGGCTGAACTTTTCGGGTTCCGTATAGAAAGACCAAAAAAAGCAGAGGGTAGTGTACCATCATTCACTACCCCCACTGCTGATGACGGCACACTTGATATTGCTGGTG